TAGTATATTCAACAAGTGTTACAATAAAATTAAGGGATGATAGTACAAATAATGAAGTAACAATACTACCAACTGCTATAATTAATAAAAACTATGTTGAGTTATCAAATGTTTATACATTAATTGAAGGTAGGTTTTATGATTTAAAAGTTTATAATGGGCAAGGCTCTGTAACAGAAGCAGATATTATTTACAGAGATAAAATATTTTGTACTGCACAATCAACAAACCAATCTAACAACGAGCACTATACAATAAACAAAGATGTGTACAAAGAAAAGAGTGGTAATAACGATTTTATAATACTATGAGTAAACGTATAAATAAATACAGAAAAACAACACCATCAAAGACATCTAACTCAAAAAACTCAAAAGTTAGTTTTGTTAATTTGTCATCTTACACATCTCCACAGATTGTAGAAACAAAGAACAAAGAATGGGTTGAATTTGGTGCTGATAACAATTATTTTCAGTTCTTAATAGACAGAGCAAACGGAAGTGCAACATCAAGTGCTTGTATTACTGGTATCTCTCAAATGATATACGGAAGAGGTTTAGATGCAACAGATAGTTCAAAAAGACCAGAGCAATATGCAAGAATGTTATCTTTATTTAAAAAAGATGATGTAAGACGTTTTGCATACGATTTAAAACTATCTGGACAATGTGCAATACAAGTAATATACTCAAAAGACAGAAAGTCTATTGCTAAAGTAGAACACTTGCCAATTGAGACTTTAAGAGCAGAGAAATGTGGAGCAGAAGATAAACAAGTACAAGCATATTATTATCATCCAGATTGGGTTAATATAAAGCCATCTGAGAAGCCTTTAAGAATACCAGCATTTGGTATATCTAACACACCACAACCAATTGAGATTTTATATGTTAAGCCTTATGAAGCTGGTATGTATTATTATTCTACTCCAGACTATCAAGGTGGTTTACAATATGCAGAGTTAGAAGAAGAAGTATCTAACTATCATTTAAACAATATAATGAACGGACTTGCTCCATCAATGTTAATTAATTTTAATAATGGAGTGCCAGACGAAGAAAAACAAACCTTAGTTGAAAATAAAATAAAAGCTAAGTTTCAAGGTAGTTCAAATGCTGGTAAATTTATACTTGCTTTTAACGATGATAAAGAATCAGCAGCAGATATAAATCCAGTACAATTATCAGATGCACATAATCAATATCAATTCCTTTCTGAAGAATCACAAAAGAAAATAATGATATCACACAGAATTGTAAGTCCTATGCTATTAGGTATAAAAGATTCAAGTGGTTTTGGTAACAATGCAGAAGAATTAGAAACTGCAACAATATTAATGCAAAACACAGTTATAATACCTTTTCAAGAGCTTTTAACAGATGCTTTTGATAAAATACTTGCTTTTAATAATATTGCTTTAAACCTATATTTTAAGACGTTACAACCATTACAATTTGTTGATTTAGAAAATGTAAAGGATGAAGAAACAAGAGAGCAAGAAACTGGTGTAAAGATGTCAAAAGTATTTTCTGATTTAGAAAAATTAGGAGAAGATGAAGATTTAGAGAATTGGGAATTGATTGATGAGAGAAAAGTTGATTATGACAAAGAAGATGAATTAAATGAAGAACTAAATAAATTAAACAATCCTAAACTATCTACATTGTCAAAGATGTACAATTTTGTTACTACTGGAACTGCTAGACCAAACGCAAAGAGTAGTCAAGATGGAGAGAATGAAGAAGGAGTACAATTTAAAGTAAGATATCAATATGCACCATTAAGTTATAGTGCAAATAGTAGAGCATTTTGCAAGAAAATGGTAGATGCTGCTAAGATATACAGAAAAGAAGATATAGATAGGATGAGTACAATGCCAGTTAATGCTGGTTGGGGTTTAAACGGAGCTGATACATATGATATTTGGCTTTATAAAGGTGGAGGAGATTGTCATCATTTTTGGATGAGAAAGACATACAGAGCAAAAAGTGCTAAAACAAAAGCAGATGTTGGTAATCCAAATGCTGAAGTGAGTGTAAACAAGGCTAAAAAAGAAGGTTTTAAACCAGAGGTAAATGCAAAAGAAGTTGCAAAAAGACCAACGGATATGCCAAATAAAGGATTTGTAAATAAAAAGAGATAATAGATGGCAACTGCATTATTTATAAGTAGAACAGATTTAGTAAAGAATAGTATTGTTGATGGAAACGTTGATACAGATAAATTCATACAATTTGTTAAGATTGCACAAGAGATACATATACAAAACTATTTAGGAAGTAAGTTGTATGATAAAATATCAGCAGATATTATTGCAGATAGTTTAACTGGTAATTATTTATCTTTAGTTACAGACTACATACAACCTATGTTGATTCATTACGCAATGGTAGATTATTTACCATTTGCAGCATATCAAGTAAAGAATGGTGGAGTATTTAAACACACATCAGAAAATGCAGAAAGTGCATCAAAAGATGAGGTTGATTTCTTAGTACAAAAACAAAGAGACTTTGCAGAGTATTACACAAGAAGATTTGTAGATTACATTTGCTACAATAGTACTTTATTTCCAGAATACACAAGCAATACAGATTCTGATGTATATCCAGACAAAGACGTAAATTCAAGTAATTGGGTGCTATAATGAAAGGAATGTACAAACCAAAAAAAACAAATGTTGTTAAGTTAAAAAAGTATCTAACAAAAAAGACAAAAGATGGCAAACGAGGTTTACGAGAATAGTTGGTGGGGTAGTCCAGTAGAGAATGGCTGGGGAGGTATCTATTATAATTTTGCATACCCAAGTGCAGTACCTAGCTTATTAAGTACATTACAAGCAAGAGCAGACTACTACGAGAATGTAACTTGTACAACTGCAACATTAACCACATTAGAAAACATAGAATAAGATGGCAGATAATTTATTAGATAAAGCATCAATATTACTTACACCAACTGCCTATGACAATGGTAGTATGTTAAGTGTAAAGCCAGAGAATGGAGACGGAGACTTCACATTCAGTAGAAGTTCTGCTGCAACTAGAGTTAATGCACAAGGTTTAGTAGAGAATGTACAGATAATAAGTAGTGAGTTAGTTTCAAATGGTAACTTTTCACAGATAGGTACAGAAGAAGTTTCTAATGGTAACTTTTCACAAGAAGGAAGTGAGCAAGTTACAAATGGAGATTTTGCTACGAATAGTGATTGGGATTTAGGTTCAAGTTGGACTATATCAGGTGGTAAAGCAAATTATGATGCTACATCAAATGGCTCAGAATTAAGACAACTAATGTCAAGTATCGCAGTAGGTAAAACAATAAAGATTCAATTTGACATATCAGATGTTGCAGCTACTAAAGATGCTTTTTTTAAATTAGATTGTAGTGGTGCGCCAGAAAGCATATTTGGATATACAAAATTTTCTCAAGGAACATATACTTATTACCACACTATAACAAGCGGGTTTGATAGATTAACTTTTACTCCTTTAAACAGTAGTACTGGGGGCGCTTTCTCAATAGACAACGTTTCAGTAAAAGAAGTCGGACAAAATTGGAGTTTAGGAAGTGGATGGAGTGTTGGAGATGATGAAGCAATTGCAACATCTTCTGCAAATGGAATGCGATTAAGTCAATACGCATTAACTCCAGTCGTAGGTAAAACATATAAAGTAACTTATGAAATAAAATCAATTACACAAGGTGCTTTCAGAGTGTGGCTAGGAGGTTTTTTAACTCCTAATGACAACACTGCTATTGGTGTTTATACTTTTTACATTACCGCAACAGATACAAGTTATTTTTATCTCAGAGCAGTAGGCGTAACAAGTGGCTCTATAACAAACATCTCAGTTAAAGAAGTAGGGCAAGATTGGACATTTGGTACTGGTTGGAGTATAGACCAAGCTAATAGTAAAGCAGTTTCAGATGGAACTACCTCAAATTTGCAACAATTTTCCGTAGATACCTCTGTTGTAGGTAAAAAATATAAAATAAGTCTATATGTATCAGATTATTTATCTGGTTTCTTATCGTTAGGTGTAGGTGGTTATGATTATGTAAGCCCTACTATTACTGGTAATGGAGAGCATACAAGAATTTTAGAGGTTACTAATTCTTCATCAAACGACAGATTATATATAGGTTCATCTTCTTTTAGTGGCTCTATAACAAACATATCAGTTAAAGAAATAACAGACGATACAAACATACCAAGAATAAACTACGAGGGGTTTAGTTATCAAGATACTTTGGGGAGTGAGGAAGTTGTAAATGGTGATTTTAGTAGTGATAGTAATTGGAATAAAGGAACAAGCTGGAGTATCACCGAAGGTAAAGCAGTTTGTAATGGTGGAGGAAGTTATTTGCAACAACAACCAATAGTTTTTGAAGTAGGTAAAACTTATAAATGTAAATTTGATATAATTGATTATACAAGCGGTACAGTTAGGTTTAGGCTTTCAACCTCAAATAATGGAAGCGAATTAAGTGGTAAAGGCAGTTATACTGAATACATAACAATAGTAAGTAAAACTGACAATTATTTAAACATTATAGGCTCATCTTTCATAGGCTCAATAGACAACGTATCTGTAAAAGAAGTTACTGGTCAAGAAGTAGTACCAGATAGTGGTTGTGGAAGTTGGTTACTCGAGCCACAGAGTACGAATTTGATAACTTATAGTGAGGATTTTAGTCAGAGTAGTTGGACTAAAGAAAATTCAAGTGTTGTAAGTGGTTTTGTATCACCCGATGGAACGAATAATGCTTATAAGTTAGTTAACGATTCAAGTAATGGATTACATAGTTTAAGAGGCTCATCTATTTCTTCTACGGTATCTGACCATTCATTAAGTTTATTTGTAAAAGCAGAAGAAGTAAATAAAATCGGTGTTAGGGATACTGTTACGGGACTTTATTTAACTTACAATATAAGTGCTGACATAGTTATTGAAAGTAATGTAGCGAGTTATAACATTTCTAAACTTACAAATGGGTGGAATAGAGTTAGTATAGTATTTCAAGGTTCGGGTTCGGCAATAATACAACCAAAGTTTTATTTATTAGACGACTCTTATGTTTCGGGTAATCCTCAAGCTTATTCTTACACGGGAAATGGTACAGATGGATTATACATATACGGGTCACAAGCAGAACAACAACCATACGCAACCTCATACATTCCTACTAACGGAGCAACAAGCACTAGGCTACAAGATATTGCAACCAATAGTGGTAACTCTACTTTGATAAATAGTACAGAGGGTGTATTGTATGCAGAGATATCAGCTTTGGCAGATGGAACAAATCAAAGATGGATTTCTATTGGAAGTGGCTCAAATGCAAATAGAGTTAGTATTCATTTTAACGCTACAAATAGAATTAATTGCTCAGTAAGGGGTAGTTCTACGGCAATATATGATGCAAACCATAATATAGGAAGTCAAACTAACAATTCTAAAGTAGCTATTAGATATAAAGATTCAGATTTTGCTTTTTTTGTAAATGGTGTAAAAGTTAATAGTCAAACAAGTGGAACTTTGAACTTTAATGCTGCATTAGATACTTTGTCTTTTGATAGTGCAGACGGAGGGTCTAAGTTTTTCGGTAACACAAAAGGTTTAAAATATTATCCAAAAGCATTAGCAGACGTACAATTAGAAGATTTAACAAGTTAAAAGTAATAATTACCCTTGTATAAATAACGAGGGTAATATAATAACCAATGGTTATAACCAAAAGTTAATAAATAAATAATTATGAATATTTACAAAACAGTATTTGATACAGAACAACAAGGCAAAGACGTTTTAATACAAAAAGACGTTTGGCAACAAGTAACAGAAGAAGGTGTTACATCTATGCAGTATATCAACGGAACAAAAGCAGTTGTTTACATTGGTAAAGTAGTAAAAACACAAGGTACTTATGACCCAGATGGTCACGAGATAACACCTCCAATTTATTACGATGGTGTTGCTTATGATATAATGAGTACAGATGAATTAGACTTTGGAGATAATGAGGTTTATCCAGCTGATAATGCAGCACATCAATTTTATGGATATCCAAGAAATGCAGAAGTACCTAAACCTTAACAGATGGATATGCAAGATATAAAATTAGGTGCTTTAAACTTAACAACCTTTATGGTTAGCTTTTCTAACATTGAACAATGGTTAAAATTAACTTTGCTTTTAGCATCTATTGTTTATACAATTATGAAAATTATTAATATGAGTAAACAAAATAAAAATGGCTAATAAAATATCAGAAGATACACAAGTACAATTAGATTTAAAAACTATTGGTATTATTGTTACTGGTGCAGTTTCAATCGCATCTGTTTATTTCGCTTTACAATCAGATATAGAACTTGCAAAGCAATTGCCTGAGCCTGAGATAAAAAAATCAGAGTATGAATTAAAAGACGAGTTAGTTCGTACAACGATAATAAACATCAATGAAAAGGTAAATAAGAATAGTGAAAAGCTAGATAAGATTGATGAGAAACTATTTCAAATAATAAAAAGATAATTATGAAAACTTTTTTACTTGTAATATCACTTTTATTTTCTGTTAGTCTATATTCTCAAGATGTAACCTTATTGTATGTTAATTCAAGTTGGAATAAAAGCAACGATTATAAACATTTAAGTACACTTAAAAACGTAAGAGTTTTAAAAGTTAATTATGATGACCAACCAAAAAAGTTTAAAGAACAAGTAAAATCTGTACCAGCAATTATATTGTTTGATGAAAATAATAAACTTAAAAGGGTGTGGCAAGGTGGTTTATCAATGAGTTTAAATGTAGACCCAAAGGAGATACAAACAATGATAAATAAAATAAGCAATGACTAAATACTTTAAAGAAGTAGAATATAAAATGGATGTAGATTTTCTTGCTAAGCTAGACAAAGCTAGAGAGTTTGCTAAAGTACCATTTGTAATTAATTCTGCTTATAGAAGTCCAGAACATCCAGAGTCTATAAAGAATCCTACATCAAGCCACATTAAAGGTCTTGCAGTAGACATAAGAACAACTGATAGTAGAACTAGATACAAAGTCTTAAATGCACTTATGTACGTTGGTTTTAATCGTATTGGTATTGCAGATACATTTATTCACGTTGATGACGATAAAGATAAATCACAAGAAGTAATTTGGACATACTAATATGAGTGATACTAAATTAAGAAAAAACGGAGGTAAAGGTACTTTCTTTGGTAACCTTTGGAGAGGTGTTGTAAAAAACAATATTCCAATGGGAGATACTATTGTTGCTGCTATTGATGGAGGTAATCCAGTAGATGTTTTAAAAGCTATTACAGAAGATAAATATATACCAGTAAAAGACAAGGAAACAATGTTAGCTGATTTAGAGCAAGATGTTATAGAGATGCAAGAAATTACAAAAAGGTGGGAATCAGACAACAAATCAGATTCATATATTACTAAGAATATAAGACCATTAAGCCTTGCTTTTTTAACATTAAGTATGTTTGCTTATGTCATACTTGATAGCTCCTTAGATAGCTTTAAAATAGACCAGCAATGGATATCTTTACTTGGTAACTTACTAATGCTTGTATATGGAGGTTACTTTGGAGCAAGAACATTAGAAAAAATAAGAAAAATTAAGTAAACACTTTTTTATTTAAAAATAAATATATAACTTCGCATTTTTTTAAGTAACTATTTAAGTATTTTTATATATTACTTCATACTTAAAAATAGATATCTAAAGTATTTAATTAAACAAGTAAATAGTATTAAAAATAAATATAGGTTTTTGGAATTGTATTTAATTGCAACATCTGTTAATAACTAAATTTTTATACTACTTAAATAAAGTTTATCTTTGAGTATATCATTTTGCAATTCTTTTTCCCTTTTATTTTTGTTTTAATTAGAGAGCTTGTAAAAAGGCTCTCTTTTTTAATTTTAACATTTCTTTAACACTTTTATATGTTTTTAATACTTAGATTTGCTGAAACTTAAATTATGAAAGTAAACGAATCACTCTGGGAAGCATTAAAGAATACAATTGAAATGCATACAGAACAAGAC